CACCCGACTCACGCGAGATGAGGTCGCTATTAACAGCTGTCACGACCTCGACCATAGATGTGATCTGCGCGCCATTGAGCGCCTGCTCTTGGATGCTGGATGCCTCGACAGGTGCGGGCATCTCAAGGCCAGCTGGCATCTCGACCTGAGCCTCATCGGCGTCGAGCTCTACAGCCATGCCCTTGATCGACGCGCGCATCTCATCAGGGCTAATGGCGCCGTTGGACACAAGAATGGCCAGCGCCTCACTCTTGGTCTTAAGCGTCGTCGCATCCTCAGCCTCGCTTGGGATCTCATACGGCGCCCATCCCACCATCCAGCGCTCAGGCTCTTGCCCGCGCGTGGGGCCATCGGTGGAGCTTAAGATGACCTTGAGCAAGCGGTTGGTCGCTGGCGTCAGGACGTGGCGCTGATAGCTGCCTACCCGAGCGCTCCAGTTGCGCATCGCGCTGGCGTCGTCGGTGGATAGGCCACCGGGTGCTTGGCCAAAGAGCTTGGTCACAGGCATGCGCGCAGCTGAGGCGAGCGCTTGAGCTAGACGGTCGTACACCTCAGCCCACCCGCTAAAGCTGGTGGTGTGTGGTGTCACGTCAAAGCCTGGACCTACGATCCACGCGCGCAGCGTGCTAAAGGCTGACTGCTGCATGGTCATGTAGTTGAAAAGCTGCTCATCACCCTGCGGGTTGGTGATGATCTCTTGGAGGTTACCCACCATCATCTTCTTGGCGCCGACCTCATAAAGCGCCTCGCTGGCTCCTTCGCGCGCCATCGCCTCTTGGGTGAGCGTGCGCCAGACCGCCTCCATCACAGGAGCAGCCCAGTAGTCATAGCTCGACTCGACGCGCGCGGGCACAGGATCACCATAGAGCCTGATAAGGCGTGACGCGTGGATGCGCAGCGTCTCAGCTGTGCCGCCCTGCGCGGGGGTGTATCGGTAGATGATGGGCTTGAGGTAGTCGGGGCTATATGGGTCAGTCTCGACCCACGCGCCGCCCGTCTCACTCGCGCGCGTCAGCTCGAAACGATCCATAACCACGAGGCGCTTGACGCTGCCCACTGTGGTCATGGGGATGGATTGGTCCTCCTCGGGATCGGTCACCATCCAGATGGCGGCGCCGCCGTAGTGGCGCGCCTTGGTGCACGCCTCAAGCAAGACCGCTGACCAGTCAAGCTCATCGAGGATCGCGGTAAGCTCCTCGATCTCGTCAAGGCCTGTGAGGTCGATGTCTGTGATGGCGTCGCTTGGAAGCTCGCGCGCCACAGTCCAGGCCAGCGGGTCCTGCTGGAGTACGTCAAGCTCATCGAGCTGGAGGTAGCGGCGCGGCGTGACCTGCACGCCTGCATTACGGCTTCGGCGCGTGCCTAAGCTCGTGATGATATTCTTGAGTCCGTCGAGGCGTAGCATAGCTTATCCCATCATAGCGGCCCACGTCGAGCGCGCGGCCTCGGTCTTGTCTTTGTGGTCTGGCGTGAAGGCGTAGGTGAGCAGCTGCGTGGTCGCATCGACCTGATCATCGTTGGCTGCGCCTGGGAAGGTTACCATCTCCTCAAGCCAATCAGCAAGCCAAGGCGCTCGCGTGGGGATGGACACTTGACCAGCGCGTAGGATGGGCTGCACGAGGCGAGCGCGGGCTTCCTTGTCAGCGGTGGGCTTGATGGGCAGCATGCCAGGGTAGGCGCGACCGCGCAGGCTCAAGAGCATCACCCCGTCAGCTTTCTCCTCGATGAGGCGAGCTGAGGTCTTGCGCCATATCGGGTCAGCCTGCATGCGGTCAAAGACCTCTAGCGTCTCCTCGGGGCTCCACCGCCCGCGCACCTGGTCAGCCAAGTAGGCGATCTGCTCATGGTCTGGGATAAACCACAGCTGGCCCACCGCATAGCTTGAGCCTGCGCCCTTGCCACCGTGGCGACAGTCCCACGACTGTATCCATCGACCTGGGCAAGCAGGCACCGCCTCATGACGATACAGCCAAGTCGCGTCAAAGAGCGTGCCTGATGCAGGTACGGGGCGCTGCTGATACAACGCCATGAAGCCATAAGGGTCAAGCTCGCGCATCTCCTCAAGCGACTCGCGTGTGGCCACCGCTGGCCATAGCGCTTCACCTTCCTCGCGCGGGTCAAGCTCATCGCTCATGTCGGAGCGCAGCGCTTCAAAGCGAAGCTCGACGCACCTGCCTGGCATCGCGCTGATCAGCCTACCCGTCGGGTCATCGAGGTGCCAGCGCGTCGCAATGACAAGCAGCCTAAGCGGTCGCTGTGGCCTCTTGCGCGTCATGAGCACGCGTGTAATCCAAGACCACGCTGCGTCGCGCGTGGTGCCAGAGCGTGCCTCGATGTCGTCCTTGAGCAGGTCATCGACAAAGCCGCGGTCTACGCGAAAGCCCGTCAAGCCACCGCCTCGACCTACGCTCTTGATCCAGCCACCACCGCCCAAGAGCTCGGCATAGTTGCCCGTGCGCTTGGCGCCTCGGCTGGCGTCGCTGACCGCGCGCTTGTTGTTGAGCGCGGGCTCGTAATAGGCCAGGTACTCGTCACTATCTAGGATAGATTGCACATCGTGCAGCTGCTGGTCAGCGAGGTCCTGGCTATAGCTGGCATAGATAGATTGCGACGCGCGGTCGCGCGTCGAGATCCACGCCATCGCCAGCTTGGCGTACTCGCTCTTGGCGTGGCCTGGTGGCATCGAGAGGATGAGGTGATAGGGCTTGGGGCTCTCCTCCCAGGCCTGGATGGCTTCACAGATGCGGTGGTGATACCACACGAGCTGATACTGTGGACGCATCAGCTGGACGAAGTGTGCGAAGTCGCGGCGCCCTAGCTCCGCGTGCACCTCGCTTAAGTCGATGTCATACATCTTTTTTGGCATTGGCCAACGCGAGGAGGGTGGCGTCATCTAGCTTGGACACATCGACCTTGGTTGCAGTATCTACTTTAGCCCTAACCTCAATCTGGGTGGTTGGAGGGGTGCCCCATCCTCGCGCGCGCCCATGCGTGTCAAGCTGGTACATGATCGCCTTGAGTTGGTCCTTGTGCGACTCGTCATTGATCATCGCGTAGAGCTTGAGCTCGGCTACGTCGCAGACCTCATTACGCACATCCTCCATGATCTCCTTAACGTCCGGCCACTGCTCTAGCCTCGCATAGATGGCGCGACGAGAGACTCCGAGGCGCTTGGCGGCGATAGATACGGCGCCCTTGCTCTCGCGCAGCGCAGCTGTGAGATTGGCTTTATTGAGTCTGGTCATGGTCTTACTCCTATCCTAGCCACTGCTTTCTAAGCTCAGTTGCGAGGCGTTGCATCATATACGGTGGTACGCTCATCCCACAGACATATCCTGCGCCGTTGCTCGTCGCTCCATTCTTTAGCGCTGATAGGTCATAGTCGCGCGGAAAAGTCTGCACATCCAATATCTCTTGGCGCGAGATATATCGCTTGTCGGGCATGATAACAATGCTACTAGATGAAGTTCCTGTTAGCGTATAACAAACCTTGCCAGGCCAAACTAACATAGTGGTAAAAAGCTTACTTTTTTCTCCCATTGACATGAGGACCATTCCAAGATGGATATGGCTTGGATCAGCAGATTTAAGCAAACTCAAAACAGCAGCAGATGGTGTTTTGTAGTCAGTAGGATTAAGCTCTTTGATGCTGTCAAAGGGTATGGCTTCCTCGTCAAAATCAAGGCTTAGCGGAGGCAGGTTAAGATCACGCCTGCGCGCAACAAAGAACACGCGCTCGCGCTTCTGAGGTACACCCATCTTAGCCGCGTTCAGTAGGAAAAGCTGAGCTTGATAGCCTGCGCGCTTGAACGCTGTAAATATCTCTTTGACATAGCCTTTAGCCTTGCCTGTCACGAGGCCCTTAACGTTCTCAGCGATGATGATCTTAGGCCTTAGCTTTGCTCCGATTTTAATGTACTCAAAAAATAGATCATCTAACACCTGGCTAGCCTGACCCTCTCTAAAGACTTTCTTCTCACCCCACAGTCTGTCGCGTGCGCCTGCTGAGCTAAATGACGAGCATGGAGGCGAGCCATCTAGGATATCTAGGTTCATTAGCTCATCCGGATAGCTATCTAGCGCGAGAAAGTCTCGCACATCCATCAGATAGCTATGAGCAGGCCGATGATTGTGACGATAGATTTTCATCATCTCGGGGTCTATTTCTACACCCCCGAGCACTCTACACCCAGCCAACTTATAGCCCATCGTAGAGCCGCCGCCGCAGTGAAAGCACGAAAAGACCGACGGCCCATCTAAGGGCGCATATCCATCAGACAGCCTCCACGGGCCATGTCTAAGCTCAGGTATCATATTCAAACCCACAGCGAGGGCATTTATGCTCAAAGTCATCAAAGCTCGACGGATCAAGCTCTTGAGCCCCATCCTTGTCAACTGTCTCTATCTCGCCAAACGGATCATCGTCAAGGCGTGCAATGAGCGCATTGATGTCGCCATCGCTATAACCTGTGCCCTCTAGCGCGTCCTCTATGCGCAGGCCCTCCAACAACTGCGCCAGCGCCTCACTATCAAATCCCCCGAGCTCGCTCGTGCGATTGTCAGCAGCGAGGATAGCGCGCGCTCTCGTGTCGTCGCAGTCCACCCATACGACGGGCACCTGCTCCATGCCAAGCTCACGAGCTGCCATAAGCCTATGATTGCCCGCCAGCACATAGCCTGAGGAGCGCTGCGCCACGATGGTGCCGTAAAATCCATTGACCTCGATGGATGCCTTGACGCTAGCGAGATCGCCGCGCCGTGGGTTGCCTGGGTGCGTCGTCAAGTCATCGACGCCAACCATCTCGTGGTCAGCGTTGACTATCCTCGCGCGCGCGTTGTTACCTTTGTGCAAATTTTTGCTCATCATCTGCCTCTATCGCTGAGCACCAGTCCACTGCCACAAAATCAGCAAGAGCCACTGAGCGCTCGCGTAGCGTCCTCCAGGGCACCAGCGCGACCATCAGCTCATCTTTGACCATCATGCCCGCCAGAACGTACACCAGCGCTTGTGCTGCCAATGCGCGGTCTGCGTGGCCTTGCTGTGCTAATGATAGCACGCTCTTACTCACCCTACCAGAAGGACACCACTTGGCGTCCGCCGTCACGAACCGCCCGCGCGAGGTAGCACCGACGTAATCCAGCCACGTCGAGCCCGCGCGCTTATGAGCAGTCGGCACCTTAATCCAGACTGGAAGCGTGGATTGATGCTCGACCTGCCGCTCGAATGCTGCCCCTAGGATCTGTGATGCCCGCGCCATGATGACCTCCTATCGCATGACATTACAGTCACACAAGATAAAGCGCAACCAGATTGGATAGCGTGAGGTAACGGTGAGGCATTGTGAGACAACTATTATCCGAGTCTCACAGCTTAAGCCCGCGCGATGGTTGGGGATTATTCGGAGTGTGAGAAGTGTGAAGCTAATTTGGAAAAACTCTTTGCGTATGTGCGTGTGTGCGCATGCGTATGCGATAGTTTGCGTTTTAAACCTCACAAAACTCACAAACCACTATAAAACATATATATATCAACAGCTTATGGCGTGAGTTTCGGGTTTTAGTTACCTCACGCTACCTCACGCCCAATATACAAGTCACTGATATATATAGGTTTTTTCTGTGAGACAACGTGAGGTATAGATTTTAGATACAAAAAAACCCCAGGGGGTGAGCCTGGGGCTAACGCGCTGGGGTAGATACTCAGTGAAGGACTATCATTCTATGGCCTCAATGTGAGCGCGTAGCGTGTCGCGCACGTCGTCTTTGATGATGCTGCGCGCCTCGCTCATGAGGCGCAGGAGAAGGGCGGCAGGCCCGCTTAACGGACGCCTACCAATAGACCATGATGCAACTGTGGCACGATTGACGCCGAGTATAGCGGCGGCTTCGGCTGCGGTGAGGTCGAGCTGCGCGAGGATGTCGCGCAGCTCGTCGGGGGTCATCGGGGATGCGTTCATAGCCACCATCTATGCGGAGGTTGGTTGTTAGGGTGATTGAGTTCGGTCTGCTTGAGCTGACCATGCGAGCATCCTGCGTCGCATCGATGGTCATCAGGCTCTAGTACGGCGCGAGCAGCTGGGTTGTCTAGAGTGAGCCCGCACAGGCTGTTGCGCTCAAACACGCAAGCCTCGCAGGCGATGCGCTGGCGCTGGATGGGTTGCCAATGTCGCGCGTGATTTGTGGGCTGATACAGATCGTCAGTGATGCGCAGGGCCTCATCCCAAAACCCATAATCAGGATGGGCATAGGCGCAGGGCATAGACCTCTTGACGCGCTCTAGGTCATCAGGCGTTGCATGATCAGCGTCTAGATGATGAGCGCAGCCCATCTCCATGGTGCGCACGATGTTGTTGGTCTCTCCTGTTTGCGACTGATCCATCCACATGGATGGATGGAGCGTCAGCCAGAGCTTGCAGATGCCCTTGGCTTGAGGGGCGCTTTGTCCTTTGCGATAGGTGGGCATCGAGAATGACGCCCACCCG